CCGTGTGCAGGGAGGAGAGCAGAATCATAAAAAAATTTGGAGGAGAAGGCTTGTTTGGTAATCATCTGCTAATATCACAGGCAAAGGCACAGGCAAAGGCACAGGCAAAGGCACAGGCAAAGGCACAGGCACAGGCAAAGGCACAGGCAAAGGCACAGGCAAGGGCACTGGCAAGGGCACTGGCACTGGCACAGACACAAATATATCTGCAACCAACGCAAGAAGAGAAAGTAATTATCGACAAATTAAATAAAAATCAACAATGAGCGTATTAAACACACAGCAGGGCGGTACACACTATATAAGCGAGTACCAGCCAATCGAATTTATCAACGATTACAACCTTAACTTCGTGCAAGGCAATATTTTAAAATACGTTGTAAGACACAAGAAGAAAAACGGAGTGGAAGACCTCAAAAAGGCGATGCACTATTGCGAGATGGGGCAGACGCTGAAATTCAAACGCACCTCTGTTTGGGATGGTGACAAATCGGGAAAGGTCAACCGCTTTATCATCGTAAACGGAATGAGAAACCCCGTCGGGATGAGATTTATGTGGCAATTGTGCCTAAATCATTTGGACGTGGTAAAGAAACTTATTGTCGAACTAATCGAGGAGGAGTATGGAGAACAACAACACTAACTATGGTTACAGCACGGGCGGTTATTCAATCAGCGGACTGAAAAGTCTGCAAAACATAAACGGTGACTTGCGAGACGGTTGGATAGAGAGACAACAGGAAGAAAAAGAAGAGACGACAGAGATACAGAGGTTTGACCGCAAGCCAGCCACACACCACAAGCACACGCAGGAGTTCAAGGAAGAGGTGAGAAGACTGAAAAAGGAGGGAATGCCAAGAAAGGAGATAGCCGACAGATATGGACTTTCACTCAAAGCCGTTGAGCATATCCTTTACGACAAACCCGTATTGCTCACAGGAACAAAGGGCAGACAACTGACGGAAAAGGAACTCCGATGGTTCATCAAGCATTACCAGCACACTCGCAATGACGAGATACAGGTAAAACTCAACATCACCTACTCATCCCTGCACCGCATAGCACGAATGTACGGGTTGAAGAAATCCCGCCAGTTTATGAAGATGAAACAGGAGGAAGCGACACGGAAAGCGAAGGAGAGCCACGAACTTAACGGCACATATCCACCAAAAGGGTACAAGATACCACGTAGCGAGGAGTTTAGAATGAAGAAGGGTATCGGTATGCGAGACAGGATGACACGCAAGCAGTTGATGGAAACGAGTAAGAAACGCACCGCAAGCCGTAACGAGACGATAGCGAAGGAGAAACGACGCATACTTTACGGCTTTGAGCAACAAACGAAGATGCGTCTCGTCCAAGAGCCAAAAGCAAAAAAGTCACTCCGTCACAATATGAAGAGACGTGGCTACCAAGTCGAGCGAGGTGGTAACGTCCTCCGTATCACAGCCGAGACGCAAAGGAGCGAGATATGCGAGAAACACGCAACCGCTTTGGGGTTCTCGATAGTTGAAAATTAACGTTTTACAAAATCATCTATATCATATTTTTTTACCGATTCCGTCCGCTTGTGATAAGTAGGCGGAATTTTTTTGAAAAATTTTTCTTGATTTTCTTGCACATATTAAATAAAAGCAATATATTTGTAGTGTAAGATTAAAACAAAGGTTTGACGATTAAAATTTACGACTATGGATACAAAAAACATATTTAAGAGAAGAGCAAACGAGATGGAGTTTGAGGATTTGTCAAAACAGAAAGAGTACACATTGAGCTACTTCTTCGGTGTGTGGCTCACAGCCGAGGTGATTTGGGCATCCGATGACAGAGAAGCCATCTTTGACGCAAACGACGCAATGAAGACAACGAAACTGAATTACAGATTGTGTCAAGGCAAACGAATAGTAAAGGAGTGGAACAACACAAAATATAATAACTATTAAACGCAAAAATTATATCTTTGCCCCTAAAAATAAATTCAGACAATGGCAGGAGGAAAGAAAGTAGTCCACGTGCAACTCAAAGAGCCACGTGACGGGAAAAAAGAGCATCATTACTTTGGGTCGCTGTCAGCCATATACACGGTACTGACACCCGAAGACGTCGGCAGAAATTACGATGCTTTGAAGAGTATGTCGATAGAGAAGAAACTAGGCGGTTTCTTGGAGACAAAAAAAAGCATCATCCGTATTGGTGAAATCGTGCGGAAAGCAGGGAACAGAGCGAGAAAGAAGGACTGACAAAGGGAGCGGACATTTAACCGCTCCTTAATTTTTGCCTTTATTCAGTACAGAATACCACACTTTTATTTATATTTGACGCAAAAACAATTCAAATGGCAGAGACAAGAAACATACACATTAAGGAACTGGAAGTCAACAAGGGGCAGATTGAAGGACTACCGCAAAACCCACGTTTCATCCGTGACGAACGTTTCACGGCGCTGAAAAAATCCATCGAGGACGCGCCCGAAATGCTGGCACTCCGTGAGCTGATTGTTTACCCTCACAACGGGAAGTTTGTCATCATCGCAGGGAATATGCGTTTCCGTGCGTGTAAGGATTTGGGATATAAGGAAATCCCGTGCAAGGTACTACCCGAAGACACACCCGTCGAGAAATTGCGTGAATACACAATAAAGGACAATATCGGCTTTGGAGCTGATGATTGGGATTTGATAGCCAACGAGTGGGATATCAACGAGCTTGACGGATGGGGTATGGAACTGCCAGACTTCGAATTGAATGTAGGAGAGGAAGAAAAGGAGATTGTGGAGGATGATTTCGACGAGGAGAAGGACGAGATAGAAACAAGATGCAAGACAGGTGATTTGTGGCAACTTGGCGAGCATAGGCTGATGTGCGGAGACAGCACAAAGCCAGACGACGTGAAGAAACTGATGAACGGAGAGCTGGCAGACATGGTTTTTTCCGACCCCCCCTATGATTTGGAAGACATAATGTTCTTTGGAATCATAAGAGAAAACACGAAAGAAGACTGCCATATCTTCTGTATGTCAAGCGACAAGCACGTTTTGAGAATAGCAAGCGAAAACATAGATATTTTCAAAAATTTTTTTGCAGTAGACTTTAGGTGCGCTCATTTTATCTCAAACAACCAGCCTATGACAAGAGTCGACCTAATCGCTGAGTTCAACAAAGGGAAAAATAGATTCGTAAACACAAAGGACGGATTTACGACTTTGATAGAATGTGCCAAGATACACAGCGACAAGGCAGAGGTGAATTTCGGACACAAGCAGGCAAAAAGAGTGGAACTTCCAGCGAAATTCATAGAGCATTATTCAATCCAAAACGATGTCGTGCTTGATTGTTTCGGCGGTTCTGGCTCTACACTCGTAGCGTGCGAGCAGATGAAGAGAAAATGCAGAATGATGGAGTTTGACGAACACTATGCTGATGTTATTATTGCAAGATGGGAAAAATTTACTGGGAATCAAGCAAAAAAAATAATGTAGGTTATTAATTTCCAATAAATTGGCTATATTTACCAAAAATAAAACAAATCATTATGAGCAAGATTTACGAACCAGCAGGCAGGGCGAGAGAATACTCCCCATTGGCACTGAATTTTCACAAAGGATGCACACACAACTGTCTTTACTGCTATGTGCCAAAAATGTTAGGAAGATTTGACACTTCATATAAGCATGAAGATTGTGTCGTGTCAGTCAACTTTGACGAGTTAGAGAAATCAGCAAAGAAATTCCAAGGATGCAACAAGCAGATTTTGTTGTCGTTCACAGGCGATCCGTATTGCGGTGTCGACAAGGAAGCGACAAGGAGAGTGCTTGAAATCCTAAATCACTATAAACATAAGGTCGCAATTCTCACAAAGGGAGGTAGCAGATGTTTGAATGACATCGACATCTTCAAGAGTTTTGGAGACCGAATCAAGGTAGGTGCGACATTGACGTTTGATAACGAAATAGATTCGTTGATGTGGGAAAGTGGGGCGTCATTGCCACAAGATAGAATTGACACGTTGAGAGTATTGAAAGAGAACGGGATAAAGACATGGGTGTCTTTTGAACCTGTGATAATTCCAGAACAGAGCATCAATCTGCTCAAATCAGTAGCGGACATTGTGGATCATGTCAAAATTGGCAAAATCAACAATTACAAGGGCATTGACAAGGGCATTGATTGGGGTAGATTCATATTTGACGCTGTGAGAGTATGCAGAGACCACAATTTGAAATTCTATATCAAAAAAGATCTGCTTATTCACAATCAAGGTGTTTATCTGAGTGGAAATGAAACGAATGAGGATTTTTTAAACTTGTAAACTATGGCAAACGTGCAGAATTTAATCCCATACGACAGCAACCAAAGCCGAGATAAAGCAAGAGAGAACGGCAGAAAAGGAGGCATTGCTTCGGGAATAGCGAAGAGGGAGAAACGAACGATGCGTGAACTTCTTGAAATGGTTCTCGCTCAGCCAGTGACGAACGCAAAGGGCGAGACAGCGACGATGAAGGAGGTTATAGCCGTTAAACTTGCGACAAAGGCAGGACAGGGCGACTTAAAGGCGATGGACTTGCTGACGAAACTGACGGGTGACCAGATGAGCAAAATGGAGGTTACAGCGAACGTGACGAGCGCAAAAATTGACGTAACGAAATTGACGGACGAACAACTGAAAGCACTATCGGAGATAGAGACAAATGAAGATTGAGAGCATTGACATAGAGATGATTGAACAAGCGAGGGCAGAAAGATGTCGTCGCTCGTTTTTTTATTTCGTTCAATCTTTTTGGGATGTGATAATCAAGGAAGAGCCAGTTTGGAATTGGCATATTGAGTATTTGTGCGAGGAGTTGCAAAAGCTGTCTTGGTATGTGGTGAACAGACAGCCAAAGCCGTATGACGTCATTATCAACATCCCACCCGGCACGTCGAAAAGTACGATTATTTCGATTATGCTACCAGCTTGGCTGTGGACTATCGCCCCGTGGGTGAAGGTCATCTCTAACTCCTATTCGGGTGATTTGTCAATTGAACTTTCCATCAAGTCAAAGGATATTGTAACAAGCGACAAGTACAGGCGTTATTTCCCGAATGTGATGCTGAGAAAGGACAAGAGCGGAAAGCAACACTATGAGACAACAGAGGGCGGGTTCCGCTACGCAACGTCAACGGGAGCGACAATCACGGGTTACCACGCGCATATAATCCTCAACGATGACCCAGTCAACCCGAAACAGGCGAACAGCGACCAGATGCGAGTGACAGCGAACGAACACACGAAGACACTTGCGTCACGTAAGGTCAACAAAGAGAACACCCCGACAATAACAATCATGCAGAGACTACACGAAGAGGATGTGACGGGGTATCTGTTGAAGAAGAAAGCCGACAAAATACGGCATATATGTTTGCCAGCTGAGGTGAGCGAGAGAGTGTCACCGCCAGAACTGAAAGAAAGGTATGTCGACGGATTGTTAGACCCGATACGACTTAACAGGTTTGTACTTGAAGAAGCAAGGATAGATCTAGGCTCTTTGCAGTATGCAGGACAGATGGGGCAGTCTCCAGTTGTTGAGGGTGGTAATATCTTCAAGCGTGACTGGTTCAAGGTCGTGACGATGCAGGAGTTTAGAGCAAGACGTTTCCAGGAACCCGTGCATTTCTATCTTGACACAGCATACAACAAGAAAAAGGCAGGAAGGGATAACGACCCAAGCGGAATTATGGGAGCTTGCAGGATAGGCAACGATATGTATATTGTCAAGGCTCAGAAGATGTACAAGGAGATGCCCGACTTGCTGAAAATACTGCCCGAATTTATGGTCGCCAATTCCGGAGACTTGAACAAAAGCAAATTATGCGTTGAGCCGAAATCGTGCGGTGAATCAGTCGTGCAGATGTTTGAGCAATATTCGTCTATGAACGTCAAAAGGACACCATGCCCGACAGACAGCAAGGAGACAAGGGCGATGTCCGTTTCTCCACGTGTCGAGTGCGGACGTGTGTATATTGTCGAGGGTGATTGGAATGCTGAGTTTCTGGACGAGTGTTGCGGGTTCCCGAATACACCGCACGATGAGTTTGTTGATATTCTCGGATATGCAATCAATGATTTGCTAGACACGGAGCAATACGATTTCAGCGGACTTGACAAGTCATTCTTTGGTTTGTAATATTTTTGTATTTTTGTCGCAATTAATCAATTAAATAGAACGGACATGATAATTACAGACGTATTCAGGAACTATGTCAATTCAATGCTTGGACGCAATCAAGAGTTTGAGCAGTTGTTGGCGAGCAAGGATATAGATTCGGTTTTGTCGCAGATGCAGAGCCGAAAAAGCGACGCATACAACGCGCTGAAGGAGTACAACCCGAATGAGCATGATGTGATGAAGAGACCGCCAAAAATCAAGCGAGACAAGGAGGGGAATGTGGTAGGCAATCCCGTCGAGGTGGCAAAACTCCCTATCGCCTACCAATCGTACATAAATGAGATTGCGTTGGTATTCCTTTTCGGTCAACCCGTAAAGTGGTT